TATTAAAATGAATGCTAACGCATCTAAAAAAGATGTGTTAAAGTATGATGATGAACTAAAAGCAATGCACCCAATAGAATTAGGCGCACTATTAAAAGATGTGTCTAATGGAATGATGGGGTTGAAGGGTACACGTGAAGCTACTAATATTAGTTTCGCACCTAAAGACACGCAAGCTATCTATAAGGATGCGGAAACTACGGTTGGTAGTTTAGCCCGCTTTGTAGGGAAAGATGGCTTAGAATACGAATGTGGTGTTTATTGTAAAAAGGTCGTAATTAAGAAAGAAAAGGAAAGTAAAAAGAACACGACCAAATAAATAGATTAACTTCTATTTAATAGAAAAGCCCCGTTTAATAGCGGGGCTTTTTTTATACCTAAAATATAATTCATTAGATAAGTTACATTTTATTAGATAAGTTTCACGTGAAACAATTTGAAACCAAAAAAGCAATTTTCAACCAATTAGACAAATCCCAATTAAGGAGAGCGGGGATGCCCTTTTCGCCGAGAAAGACTAGCACACAATGTAGTCCAATTTTTGTAGTTTAATACAATCTGTATAGTTATTAGTATAATATATTACAAGTCAGATATAGATATAGCGGTTTAACGCTGAATTTGGTGTTTTTACGGCGTTTTTATGAATTCTTGGTACATACCCTAGCACACAGCTTATTTTTTAGATTTTTCAACGTTTTTCTTTTTTTTATAATTTGGGACAGGAGTGCGGTTTTCGATCCAATCTTTAAAAATTTTTGTATAATTTTTTGTATATTGGGTAAAATTAGATACTCTATTTCTATCGCCTTTGCCATTCATGTCATTTTCCTTTCTTTCTTTTAATATTACGTTAGTAATATATTTCTTTCTTTTATATATATATATATATATATATTAGACCAAGCTTACTACGTACTAACAATATAAGGCTTAAAGTACTATTTGTCAAGCATTATTTTAAAAAAGATTTCTCTTGGTTTATATTTTAGGGTGTTTTATATTCTTTCATGAAAAAGAGTAATAAACAGGATGCTAGGCGACATTGTGCTAATTGGAACGGTGGTAAGTGTTTAGGCGCAATGATGTATCGTGAAGACGGTGTTTTGAGATTTGTTCTTGATAAGGACAAGGCAGATAAAGACTGTGCAGTAGAAAAGGGGTGCGATTATTTTGATAACATAGTAATACCGGGGATGAATGAAAATGGCATACAATAAAAACGTTACACCAAAACAGATAAAACGAATGGAAAGTATAATAAACGAAGTAAAGAACAAACAAAGACCTATCAGGGCAGAAGTAATGCCTTGTACTGTCCCAGCTTGGGGCTCAATGAGAAAAGAAGAAAAGGAGAAAGAATGCGAAAAATAGATATTGGCGGTCACGAATATAAAGTAAAATTCATGGATGGCGAAAAAAGCGGTGATGGGAATAAGTATTTGTTCGGGATGAACAATCCGCGTACTTGTGAAATTTTCTTAGATGAGAAGCTTGTTACGTCAAGAAGGAATGAAACTTTCTTACACGAAGTAATTCATGCAATTCTTGTAAATACCGGCTGCGCCCACGACGAGGGGCTTATAGAAACCCTTGCTAACGGTTTTCATCAATTAGGTGTAGGAGAGTACTTGTGGCGAAAAACGGGGAGATAGTTAAGATTATTGAATCTGGCTATCCTGTGATGATGGAAAGATTCTCAGATATAACCAAAGAACAATATGATCTGTTTTGCCGAAAGCAATATGATTACGGTTGTGGCAATATAACGCTTGGCGGTGATCTAGATAATGATGAAGACAGAATGTTTGCGCTGACTGCCTTGGTGATTAGAATGAATGACAAAGTGAACAGGCTGAAGAATATCATTGTAAAACATCGTGGCGAGAATGCTGTGGAAGATGAAACATATATGGATGCTTTTAAGGATTTATCCGTGTATGGAGTTATTGCGCAGTTAGTTGCGGAGAAAGTTTGGGGAAAATGAAAACACTGTTTCTTTATGTAGAATCATTATTCTTAAAATTGATTCTTAGAGTAAGTTGGTTTTTAATCAATCAAGGGAGAAAAAGAGTATGAAGTGGACTAAAGCTGAAATGAATATAATAAGTCAGTACACAAGAACGATGAAAAGCGTTAAAGACATTTGTTTTGAATTGGACGCTTCTGGATTTATGCGTACATATAAATCCGTTACTCGTAAAATAGAATCTATGGGATGGTCTAGGCCCACCGATGTAACTAATACTGGCCTTCTTCCTAGGATATTGATTTTTGATATAGAAACAACTCCTATGCCTGTATGGGTGTGGGATTTTGGAAAGCAATATGTTCCGCACACCAATATTGTAAGAGATAAGTCTGGTGGTCAAAAATTTTGGTATGTACTCTCTTGGGCTGCCAAATGGCTTTATGACGAAAATATCTTATCTGACGTTCTTACTCCAGAGGAAGCGGTTGCTAGGGATGATAAAAGAATATTGGATTCTGTGTGGAAGCTGATTGATGAAGCTGATATTGTAATTGCTCACAACGGCGATCGGTTTGACATAAGGAAGCTTAACGCAAGATTCATACTTAATGATATGAATCCACCATCTCCATATAAATCAATAGACACTCTTAAGATTGCAAGAAAGGAATTTGCATTTAGTTCTAATAAGCAAGATTTCCTTACTAAGGCATTTGGGCTTTCGGAGAAACTGAAGACTGAGTTTCAATTGTGGATTGATTGCATGAATGGTAATAAAGAAAGATTAGCTGAAATGCTTAAATACAACAAAGGTGATGTTGTGGGCTTGGAACAGCTTTATCTTAAACTGAGGCCATATATCAAGAATCATCCAAATCTTGGAGTATTGATGGATACTAGTGTTTGCCCTTCATGTGGAAGCAAGAATATTAAACCATCCGATGCTACATACTTTACAAGCTCTAATGAATTTCCTGTTTACAGGTGCGGAGGATGTCATTCACCGTTCATAAGAAGCAAATCTAGTATAAGCACTGGTTCAACGGAATTAAGGAGTATTGCGAGGTAATACTTGACAAAAGTGTATTTAAGGATTATATTATAATATATGCTTGTTCGTAAAATAAAAAAGATTGAGCATGTAGTATATGAAAGCGAGAAGGAGTTTCGCCAATACTGTCCTAATAATGATTTAACTCGCAATTGGAGGGATGGCACCGAAGGTAGCTGGGTAACGACTGACGACGGAAAGGTCTGTCAAGTTCTAAAGCGGGGTGAGCTTAGAAACAGTCAGTCTACGGGCGTGTGTAATTACTATGTTAGGACAGCTATTGGCTCTTTTATTTGCAGAGATGGAGTGAAGATGGAAGGAGACTTTAGAAAGAACATGTACTCTTTCGGGTCTGACGAAACTTCTCTGTACCAACAAAAGATACATAGAAAGAAACCCACTAGAAGGGAATTCTTGTTTGCTAAGTATGTTGCGCAGGGTGATGGCATCTCCGAGGCATTTATTAAGGCATACCCAACCAATAATGAAAAGTATGCAGATTACCAAGGTAAAATTTTATTAAGTACCGAAAGGGTTAAGAATTTGATCAGAGAAGAAGTAGACAAGGTTTTACATGAAGCTGAGATAACTCCATTGTATTTACTTGAGAAAATGAAATCTGTTATAGATAATAGAAGCGCTCAAGATAAAGATAAGATACAAGCCATTAAAACACTAATGCAAATAAGCGGCATGATGGAGACTGACAAGCGAACTGAATCTGTTACGTTATTTCAAGGATTTACAAAGGAGCAACTAGATGCTATCCAAAGCGGAAATTCAAAAAAACTCATCGAAGCTTCGAGAGAAGTCGAGAAATAAAGATTGTATAATATGTGGGTTCTCAATGTGGGAGCATACATCTATATGGTACAACGTCTCAGAAGATTATTTTTCTGTAGAGTGTTGTGAATGCTTTTCATCTTATGATGAAAACTTTGAAATAAAAATGCCGGGATTAATATTTAATTATGGAGAATCATGATGAAAACAGTTAAATTCGATTTAATACTAAAAGTACATAGTGATTTAAAAGAAAATAAATTAAAAAGTGCTTTGGAAGATTATGTGATAAACAATAAGGTTGCTGAAAATCTTGTTCAAAAAGTTATCGGTGAAA